CTTCTTACCCTTGTCCGCTTCTGTGAAGTCTTTACCTACACTCTGCGGTACTCCAACTTTCTTCGCAAACGCAGGATTGTTTGCAATCGCTGCCATGAAGTTATGTTGCTTTTTACTTGTCGACGGCATCGTCTTTCTTCCTCTTAAACAGAGTGTGAAATTCTTTACCGGTCGCCATCTCGTAAATACGCATGACACCAACGATCGCACCAATAAGTCCAAACACTGGCGTTATCACTTCCAGAAAAGAGCCAAGCGCTGTGAACACGGCCACAACATCTAGCAAGTTTTTTAAACTATCGTGGTGCTCACTCATATCAGCAGTTCCAAGCCCGAAGGCTCTTGTTTATGCGGGAGTTCGGGTCTTTGGCCGTCTTTGCGCTGGTCAGCTTTTTCTTCATGCCTTCCATACGCGCGCAGAAAGAGTCGCGGCGTTTGCCGCCCTCTGGTTGAGGACGCTTCAATCCGGGCTTCCCGGGATTGGCCTTGTTGTACGAGGCCCGTCCCTTGGCGTTCAAGCCGCCCTTCTCGGACTTGCCCTCTTTGCGTTGCCATGCTGGTGACTTAGCCATAGAACACCGTCAAGCCGGTTTGGTTTGCCAACTGCGCATAAATGCCCGTATTGGCCAAAATGCCCTCGCCGGGAATTAGCAATGTTGTCACATCGGATGCCGTGTTGGTATCAAGCGACATCAACCAACGTCTGCCTTGCGTGCCTGCTGTACTAGCCGTAACTGTGCCAGAGTTAATGTCTGTAACAGTGTAGGAATTAGCATTTACAACAGTGACTGCGTAGTTGCCGTTGGTAGCTGTGCGACCAGAACCGTCTTCAGCAAAAGTCAAACCTACAACCTGACCTGTGGTCAGTCCATGAGAAGACTGCGTAACAGTCACTGTCGTGCCTGAACGAGCGTACGTCATGGATACTGGGGCAGTTGTCGTGTCCCAGAAATTGATGGTTCCTGCCGTGGCAGTGCCCATTGAAATAATACCTTTAAGGCGTGTTCGCGCTACGACCATCTGGCCACTTACATTCAAGTGTGCCGATAGGACGTCTGTTTGCATTGTCATAATCAAGCTCCTTTAAAACGGGGCCGAAGCCCCATGGGTTGATTAGGAATCAGCGAAAGGTGTAGCTACAGTGCTGGAGCCGATAACAACGCCAGTCACCATGTACTTGTTGGCTGCAATAGCAACGATCTGAATCCATGTACCAGCAACACCGCCGGTAGTTGTACCGTTCAGGTTGATGAAATCGTTGGAAGAACCGTTGGCAGTAAAGCCAACAACAGCGCCAGAAGAGTCAGAATCCACAGAGATCACAGTACCAACATACAAGTTGCCAGAACCGGAAGTTGTACCGATCTTCAAAGAGCTTGTAGAAATGGTTGTGGGAACCCAGATTGTGTACACAACACCTTCGTTGTTGGCAGTGCTGGGGTCTTGACCGGGGCCAGAAGTTGTGGGATTAGCCGAGGTGTTGATGGTGGGTAATGTCAAAGTGACAGCCGCTGCCAAAGAACCGCCAACGCTGATGATACGGCCGCCGTGATCGACAGGGTTCAACGTAGTGCTAGAAGTGATTTCTACAACAGTGGCAGGGCCTTGTTGATAGATGCCGCCCAATGAACGAATGGGGCCTTGAAATGTAGTGCGTGCCATGTTTTTTCCTTACATGCAAGTTAGGGCGTATCAATCTGCATGTCGTCAGCCGGGACTGTTTGATACACCGGAAAGCCCGGATTGATTGCAATATACACCAAATAAAAAACACATGCAACAAATAAAAAGGGCCCCCGAAGGAGCCCTTTCTACGGCCGGGAACCCCCAACCCTTTTACAAACGCATTAAGCGCCTGCTGAACCCCACATACCGAGAGGATCAGACCAGCCGAAGCTATAACGCTCACGGGCTTTGTAACGAACGTTACCTGTATCGAAGTCACCGTCCATGCTGTTCTGCAAGGCGATACGCTCGAAGTGCTTCATACCGTTTGGCACGTCGGTAATCAAATACCAACCGTTTGTGTCGGTCAAGAAGTGGTTAACAGTGTAACCTTCAGGGATTGCGCCCATCTGCTTCAACGCGTTGATGTCGTTGTCAGCAGTAGAAACACGCAGTTCAGTGTCAAGCAAACGCTTAGCAACGAACATGAGTGATGGGGGAACAACCATCTTACGGGGCTTGGCGGCGATCAACAGACCGCGCTCATCGGTCCACGCAGCGATTTGAATCACGGCGTTTTCCAATGAGGTTTCGTTCAAGTCAACACCAGTTGTTGGGCTGTTGTAGTTCACACCACCATTAACGAGTGGGTGACCAACGCGAGTGCTGGAACTGTTGTTACCGAACAAAGTAACGCCGTCACCACCCAAGTATGAACCGTTGAAACCGTTGTTGATAACGGAAGCGGCTTTAACTTGCTTGGTGTAAGCCATAGCACGGGCCAAAGACTTTGTGTAGCGAGCAGACAAGCTGTCGTACAAGTTATCTTCCACAGCTTCTTCAGTGATGGAGAAGCCGAGGGCAATAGTCTCGTGGTTGTAACGTGCTGTGAAGGCTTCCTGCGCATTGTCATAAGCAATGGCTTGGCCCTCGTTCTTGACTGGAGCAGAACCAAAGCCAGCCAGCTTTGTTTCTTCTTCAAAGCTACGCTCAGATTTCTCTGTTTCGTAGATTTCTTTGTGCTCTTCGCCATAACGGGCGTATTCCATACCGAACAAAGCGTTCAGGCCGGGGAGCAACTCTTTAAGTAGTTGTGCGCGTGAAATTGCCATGGTCTATGTCTCCTTAGATGCCGGTGGCGTTAGAGTAAGAGTGAGCACCGGGATTGAACTTGACCAAGATGTCAGTGTAGGCGTCGCCCACAGTTGAGAATCCGGGAACGTTCGCAAAACCGACAACACGGAAAGCATAGCCAGAAGTAGTAGCGGCAGAAGCGCCAGCCACAACAGCGGTGTTGCTGTTACCAGTAGTGGTGCTACCAGTGGATGTTGACTGCACAGCGTTCAGGTACACGTTGGCACCCAAAGCAGCTTGTGTCACTGTACCAGCGGACTGGACTTGGAACACAGCGCGGTCGTCATCAATCACGTACGCAGTAATAGCAGAACCGTTCACAGAAGCTGTGTTGGCTGGGTAGTACTGAGAGTAGATTGTTTGGCCTTGTGCATTCACAAAGGAGCAGCCGACGAAAACGCCGATTGTGCCTGCTGGGAATGGTGTGCTGTTGTCGCCGTTTGTAGTGACGATATTGAGGTAGCCGCTAGTGTTCAAAGCAACGATCGAACCATTGAAAATGTTCGTGTTGTAACCGGCGGGGTCAATCAGAAATTGTCGAGTGCTACCAGCGTATGGTAGGCCACCCAACTCGTTTACGGCGCGAAGGCCGTAGGGAGAAGCGGTAGATGCCATTTAAGGACTCCTAAGTTTATTTAGAACCAGAACCAAATCCACCACGCGTTGATGTCGACTTGCGTTCGGCAAACAACGGCATGCGCGGATCGTTTTGTCGCATGAAGCTATTGTCAACTGAGTCCATCTGGTTTTGAGCTTGCTGGTCATAGTACTCATCACGGGCTTTGGCTTTTTCGGCAGACATCTTGCAAAGCATGAGGCCACCAATTTCCACGTTCCCAGTCTGAGGGTTTCCAGCCATCATCAACTCCGGATGGTCTTCTGCCTTCACCGGTACCCAACCTTCACGCATTTTGCGCGACACATTGGTTACTTCCGCTTGTCCCAGAACGTGAGTCGCTACCCAGCGATACACATAGCCCGGTTCAGGCGTTGGATCAGGCAAGTTTGTCGGCGGTACGTATACAGCACGAGCAGTTTTTTCGCGTGTCGTCAGATCACGGTTTTTGCGGTCAATTGTTTCAGCCATTTCAGTTCTCCAGTTTCGCTACTTGTGCAGCATATTGCTGCGGGGTTAAACCTAATTTCTTAGCCAACGCTACTTGCGTAGTCGTCAACTTGATCTTTCCTGCGCTCGTAGAACGAGACACAGAGGCCACCACTGTCGTAGGTCGCTT